ATTAATCATCCTTCATACAAAAAAATTCAATTATAAAAAATCTTGAAAAATTAATTATTTTTTAATCATTAAGATATTTGAAAAGAAAACTAATAAAAATCGTAATGTTTTACCCACTTGACAAAAGAATCAAAATAATCTATAATTGTTATATGATAACTCTCAATGAGAAACAAATTCAATTCTGTGAAGAGTATGTTGCTAATGGATTCAATGGATCTGAAGCATACAGTAAGGCTTATAGAAATGAGAACAAGAACTCTTGTGCTGTTGAAGCACATCGTATGTTAGGTGATGATAGGGTTGTTGAAAAGATTAAAGAGATAGAGGGGGGGTATAGAATAATTGGTCATCGTGTTGGTATTGATAAGAAAATGATTATGGCGATAATTTTGAAGATGTTGAATGCAAAAAAAGTTGTATTTTATGAAGGGGGTAAGATTGATGAAGTCGATGATTATGTTGCAATGAATAATGCAGTAATAACTTATGCAAAGTTAACTGGGGATTTTGTTTCAGAAAAGAAAGAAATTAAGTTTGATGAACCAATATCAAAAGTGGATGTTACAAAAATGACTAAAGAGGAAAGAGAAGCCTACAAAGCTAAGATATTAGCTGAATTGTAGGTTTTTTTATTAAAAACACTCTATAACTGCTAATACCACTTATAGATTGTCAACAAAATTATGGACAAGGAAAAAGTAATGTCAATGCTAAATTGTAGTGTTGACCAAAGTTCTTTAACTTTCAGTTCTTCTTCTACGAGTTTTGCAGGAAGTCCAGTTCAACAAACAAGCTGCTGGGCTTATTGGCAGAATTGTTATTATCCGCAAGTAATTTATCCAAGCTATCCTGTTTATATTCGAGAAAGAGCATTGGATAAAGGCAAGAAAGCATTTGAAATCATTAAAATTTTAAGGGATAAAAAAATTGTCAAATTAGAAAAAGTGTCAGATTTTATTAACATTATGGATGAGTTAATTAAAATTTTATAAGGAGGGGGTGATGATTGTTTGTTTATACCAGATTTTTAAATCAAGAATAGAACTTATTGATGATTGTTCTATTTGTATATCAGACGAAAAGAATAAACAATGTCCAAAATATTGTCCAATTACTTTATGGACTGTTGAACTGGACGAGAAATCGTCTTTAATAAGGGAACAACAATCCCTTGAGTAAGAGGTAGAAGCTAGCTCTGCCTCTTACTCACTTAAATTTATGCCATTATACAAAGGTGTTTCCAAAAAAATAATATCAAAGAACATTTCTGAACTTACAACATCAAAACCAGGAGCAGCTAGAGAAAAAGCAATTCGTACTATGATGAAAAAAAGAGGCATTAGCTATGAAACCGCAAAGAATCGGCAAGCAATTGCTATAGCTTTTAGTCATGCTCGTAAATCAAAATAGTATATGTATCTTTCAAAAAAAGTTAAGTTGCCAAAAAGTCAATGGGTTAAGGGTAAGAGTAAATTTCTGTTTATTAGATTAGCTGAAGAATCAGGGTTTAATAAGCCTAGATTAAAAGTTAATAAGGCGACTTGGCAACAAAAATTGTATGCCTTTATCCGTAGAATATTTACAAAAGTTAAAAAAAGATACCCGATTACAAGATATAGAATGGGCAAATTGTCATGATAATCCGTATTATTTTCTAACTAATTGGGCGAGAACATTAGATGTTCATGATGCGGCAGATCCTATAAAAACATTTCCTGAAAAAGAATATCTTAAAATTTTAGTTGATATTTGGCTAAAAAACCCATTATTACTTGTTCCAAAATCAAGGCAAATGATGATGTCTTGGCTTTTTACAACACTATATTTATGGGATACTATTTTTCACGAAGCCAGAATGACATTCTTTCAAAGTAAAAAGGCGGAAGATGCGGATGATATTTTAAAACGTTCAAAGTTTGTTTGGGATAATCTGCCTAAGTTTTTAAAAAGATATTATCAGCAGGGTGGTTTTTATGAACTTAAATGTAACCCACAGCATAAGGGACAGCATGTTACTGGTAAGATGATTTTTCCGGATATTAATTCAGAAATTAGGGCTATACCAGAAGGCGGTGATGTTATCCGTATGCATGTTGCTAGTGGGATTTTAGCGGATGAGTTTGCTTTTCAGCCAGAAGCTAGAAGTGCTTATGGTGCAGCAAAACCGACAATATCAGCCAAAGGTAGATTTACAGCTATTTCAACAGCTGAACACTCCTGTTTTTTTGAGGATTTAGTCTTCGATCTTCTGGAAATGTAATTTATATGATGTACAAAGATGTTCCACAACCTGAATTGATTAAGGGTATTAAATATTGGAAAAATAAGAATAACAAATTTCATGTAATTATGCTCCACTATACGGCTGATCCAGATAAAGACCCTATCCGCAATGGCTTAGTATGGTATGAGAGAGAACGAGAAGGTGTTCCTTTAATAGATTGGAATAAAGAGTATGAAATTGATTTTTCTAGCCGTGCTGGTAAATTAATTTTTGGTTCAGAATTTTGTGATTTTGACCCTAAAATTCATTTTATAAATTCATTTGAATTTCAACAACCTATTGAATATTTACTTTCATTAGATTTTGGACAGAATAATCCAACAGCAACGCTAGTTGGTGTTTGGACATCAGCTAATCGGCTTTATATAATTGACGAGTACTACAAACCAGCTTTACCATCAGTTAGTAGTCGTGAAATGTTTGAGCAGTTTAAATATCTAATGTCAGATAATCCTGAATTTTTGGCAAAACCAATTTCACAGAAAAGAATGGCAGCGGATATAGCGTTTCAAATTAAGGTGATTGATCCTTCAACATCAGCGAAAAATCGCACTAAAGTTAAAGAAGGGGAAGAAATTCCTTATTCCGTGTTAGAGGATTTTTATGATCACGGTTGGGATTTTGAACTTGGTAATAATAATGTAGAAGCTGGAATTACTCGTATTAGAGAGTATTTTCAACTTGATAGTAATGGGCAAGCACATTTATATATTTTTAAAGATAAATGTCCGTACTTGTGTATAGAGTTAATGAATTATCGTTATAAGAAGTTAACTGAATTACAAGAAAAGACACATAATCAACCAGAAGAACCTGTTAAAAAGAATGATCATACAATCGACTCTTTAAGATATATGATAATGACCAGACCTTATCATCCTAGAGAGCTCGAGCGACCAAAAACAAGAATTGAGAGAGATATTGAAAATCTTGCTCGCCCAAGATTACTTTCATTTGATGATGACAGTTTGTGATTATATAATTGATAGTTCTTTAAAATCTGTGGACAAGACGCTATAAAAAAATATGGCTAAACAAGCGTTGAATGTGCCTGATAGGGCATATAAACCAAACCCTAAATATAAGATTGGAGTTCTTGAGGAATTTCCGGATTTATTAAAGTGGTTAGGTTCTATCAGTCGGTTTAGTAAAGTTGAAGATTTTATTTACATTTCCGACTATAAAAAAGGTGCAGTCCGATTAAAAATTTTCACTAAAGACCATCAGTATAATATTACTGCTCACTTGCCGAAACCAAATGAGTTTATGCCAGGATTAAAAAATCCCAAAACATTTTCAGATGACGGATATCTCGGATGTATTAGTGATACTCGTAAACCAAGAGCTGGCGAGGATTGGAATAGAGGTAATGATTTAGCTGATGGCGGATATAATGAAGAAACTTGGCAGAAAATCAAAGACGATATTCTTGCCTACGAATTAGTAAAGGCCGTTCGTAATTCTCCTGATAAAGAACCTGAAAGCAAGGCGATAGAGGCGGTAATTAAAAAAGAAACTGAATTACTTGAAATGTTCAACGGTCATCTTGGAAGATTAAAACAAAATGATGAACTTGGTTTTATGTGGAATCGCAAACATTTTGTTATAAGAAAAGGGGATTTTAGTAATTAACAAGCAATTTTGCCCGCAGATTTTAAGGAGTTAAATATAAATATGCCTATTAGAAAATTATTAATTTTAACTAAATAGTATGACTTTTCAAGAAAGAAGTACTGAATTTCAAAAAGAAGTGGCAGGGTTACAAAAAAAGTATGGTTTGCAAATGTATGCAGCAATTGTTCTTGCTCAAAATGGTGAGATTACACCATCAATTAAATTACTAGATGTATCACCTGCGGCTGTTGAAATGTCTATACCAATCACTAAAAAAACTAAATAGTATGATTATTTCACCTAGACAAGGCATTTTGCTTATTCGCAAACATAAAAAGTCGCAGATTAAAGCTGATATTATTGTAGAGGAAATAGAAGAAGATAAGCGTCTCATAACAGGCGAGGTTATTTCAGATAATGATACTGAATTTAAAAAAGGAACAAGT